GTAGAGGCTATGAGCCAAATCTATAAACTAGAAGAAGTCATTGAAATCCTGGGGGACACAGAAGGTCGTAGATATTACAATAAGTACACTAAGAATGAAGTTATCCTACAACTTGGAAAAGGTTCTGGTAAGGACTTTGTATCTACAGTTGCTTGTTGCTATATTGTTTATAAATTACTTTGTCTTAAAGACCCTGCTCGATACTTTGGCAAACCTACTGGTGACGCTATTGATATTATCAACATTGCGATTAACGCACAACAGGCTAAAAACGTTTTCTTTAAAGGTTTTAAGAATAAGATTGAACGCTCACCGTGGTTTGCTGGAAAGTATTATGCAAAGGTAGATAGCATCGAGTTTGGTAATGCTATCACTGTTTACTCTGGTCACTCTGAGCGTGAGTCTCACGAAGGTCTTAACCTTATCCTTGCGGTACTAGATGAGATTTCTGGATTTGCTAGTGAGAACACTAATGGAAATGACCAAGGTAAAACTGCTGACAACATCTACAAAGCCTTCCGTGCTTCTGTAGACTCTCGTTTCCCAGACTTAGGCAAGGTAGCCCTTCTATCTTTCCCTCGTTACCCTGGAGACTTTATCTCCCAAAGATACGATGCTGTTATTGCAGACAAGGAAGTTGTCACAAAGAAACATAAGTTTGTTATGAATCCAGACTTACCAGAAGATGCAGATGGAAACACTTTGGAGATTGAGTGGGATGAAGATAACATTTTGGCATACAAGTTTCCTGGAATGTTTGCTATTAAAAGACCTACATGGGTTGTAAATCCTACTCGTAAAGTTGATGACTTCAAGTTAGCATTCTACACTGACCTTGGAGATGCCATGATGCGTTTTGCTTGTGTCCCTACCTATGCTTCAGATGCATTCTTTAAACAACAAGAAAAAGTTCGTGCAACTATGACTATAGTAAACCCCATTGACTCAAACAAAAGATTTATGGAGTCTTTTAAACCAGACCCAGATAAGAAATACTTTGTTCATGCTGACCTTGCACAGAAGCACGACAAGTGTGCGGTGGCTATTGCTCACGTTGAGAAATGGGTAAATGTGCAGGTAGTTAAAGACTATGCACAAGTAATGCCTATCGTAGTAGTAGATGCAGTAGTGTACTGGGAGCCAAAAGTTGAAGGTCCTGTTAATCTTTCTGAAGTAAAACAATGGATTCAGAATCTACGAAGACTAGGATTTGATTTAGGTATGGTTTCGTTTGACCGTTGGCAATCGTTTGACATTCAAAATGAATTAAAGTCTGTTGGTATAAAGACTGAGACTGTTTCTGTTGCTAAAAAACACTATGAGGACATGGCTATGCTTGTGTATGAAGAAAGACTTGCCATGCCAGCCATAGAGTTGTTATTTGAGGAACTAACAGAATTAAAAATTATGAGGGGTAATCGTGTAGACCACCCTAGAAAGTCCTCTAAGGACCTTGCAGACGCTGTATGTGGTGCTATCTTTGGTGCTATCTCCCACACTGTAAAAGAAAATAATCAGATGGTAGAGATACATACATTCCGTGATAAAAAGAAAATTGAAGACATGCATGAATGGGATAAAACTACAATTGTTGAAAAGAACAGACCAAATCAAAAAGATTTAGATGCCTACTTTAAACAGTTTAACATCAATATAATGTAATGGTATAATTAAACCATGGAGCATAATGCCTAAAAACGTAATACCATTTCATCATAGGGAAAGTGAGCACCTACGTTTACGGAGACCAAGAAATTTATTGCGTAGTCAGAAAAAAATGAGCATTACTAGATACGAAACCCAAAGTCGTATGGCTCCAAATAAACAAAATCAAAACTTATCTTATTAAGAATGGTATAATATTCCTGTCAGACATTTCTGACAAAGGAGACCCCATGAATAAAACCCTAAAAATCGTGGTAAACGCAATAAGGAGGATTGAGTATGAAAAATTTATTAAACATTTTACTTAGAATTATTGCTGTATTTGCAGCAACTGGATTATCTGTTGTTGGAGCAGGTTCTTTGGCTGGAGTAGGCACAATTACTGCTATTGTTTTAGCAGGTACTTTAGGTGTAGCAACAGTTGTAGAAGCACTTGCAAGAGGATTTCTTGACGATGGAAAACTATCTAAAGAAGAAATTAATTCAGCCTTTGCTAAAGTAGATAAAAAATCAGAAACAAATAAAAAATAACTTGACAAACCCTTTTTGGTAGTTTATACTAGATATAGACCTGAAAGGGGTTTTTCTATGTCAATGACTTTTGACGAATGGTTGCAGTATGGTTTATCACAGGGCTGGAATGGTCCTGCTGTTTGTGTTATTCACGATGGAACACCAACAACTGCAGAAGAAGATTGGGGTTTTGACCAAGGTGCAGACCCATGCATACATATGATTCGATTATATGAAGATGAAGCAACCAAGTTGGCTGTGGAAGAAAATCATTCTCCGTCTGTATGGCGAGCAACAAACAGTGGTTACACTGTATAATTAAATAGTGTTCGAAACATATGATATACTTGAACCATGATACATAAAGAAAATATTTTAATACTTCATGCAGAAGGTAAATCATATAGACAAATTCAAGAAATTCTTGGTTGCTCTAAAGGAACTATTGCATATCATCTTGGTAAAGGTCAGAGAGAAAAGACTAGAACCAGGACAACAAGAAATAGAACTTTGGCAAAAAGAAAAATTTGGGATATAAAAGAAGAGTCTGGGTGTGTGGATTGTAAAGAAAAATATCCACATTATATGCTAGACTTTGACCATCTTCCAGAATTTGAAAAACTTGGTAGTCCAACTGAGATTATGCATAAATATTCTTGGGAAAAGGCTATGGAGGAAATATCTAAATGCGATATTGTGTGTGCTAATTGTCACAAAATTAGAACATGGCAAAGATATTTAGATAACATTGGGCTATAGTTTTAATTGGCAAAACAAACGACTGTTAATCGTTGATTCCAGATTCGAGTTCTGGTAGCCCAGCGAAGACCAGACACGCAGACTTAGATTCGGTGGCTTAACAGAAATACTAGTAAAGACTGTTACAGATGTTGTTCCTATCTGGGTTTTTAAGGAACAATGCGTATGTTGCATAGTGGTAGTGCCCTATCCTTCCAAGTTAGAGGTGCAGGTTCGATTCCTGTCATACGCTCGGATAGATGATGCACACTATGGAGTCACCCAGAGCACTGGGCAACAATAGCCCTCCAATGCCTATCGCTATCAAGTAATGCACTAAGGCGGTTTATTGCAGGAAAGTCCCAGCAATAACTTCGAAGAATTGTTTGAAATGCATTACGATTGATTTCGTAGTTCAGTTGGTTAGAACGCTACCCTGTCACGGTAGAGGTCGTGGGTTCAAGTCCCATCGGAATCGCCACAACCTAGTGCTATAATAGTATTACTATGAGTAATCGTAGAATACATCTTGAAAGGAAGTATTAATATGACAGAAAAAGTTGCAGTTTATAAAGAGCCATTCCCAAAGGCAAAGCGTGGAGATGGATTTAAAAATATGGCTTCATATCGTAAGCACCCACACCGTGGTGTTGACTGGTCAGTTCCTTCACACAGCCCAATCAAGGCTATCACTGGTGGAACAGTAATGGTAACAAAGTGGACAGACGTTCTTGGAAACATTGTTATTCAATCTACTTATGATGGTCACTTCATGCTATACGCACACTTGGCAAAGCCATCTCCACTAAAGGTTGGGGACAAAGTTGAAGCAGGAGTAACAGTAGTTGGTGAAGTAGGTGGGGGTAAGGACACGCCTAGCGGTACCGCAAGTACTGGGGCACATCTCCATGTCACATATGGAACACAGCAAGACTTGGTTTCAGCAGACATCAGCAAACTAAATGACTTGTTTGCAGTTCTAGACAAGAAGTAAATCATGCCTACCTATAATTTTAAATGTTCGGATTGTGAAAAAACAGCACAAGAGGTAAGACCTTTTGAAGATGCTGATAAAGAATTACTTTGTGATGCTTGTAATATTGCAATGCATAAGGTATACTCAGTAGGAGCAATTAAATTTAATGGTGGAGGGTTTTATTCAAATGACAAATAATTTAATAGAAGATAAGAAGTGGACATTATCGGCACTGGATAGATGTGATGCATGTGGTTCACAGGCTTATATTCAAGCATTAGGAACATCAGGGGATTTGCTTTTCTGTGCCCATCACTACCAGAACATTCTGAGTAATGAGAAGGCACAGGAAGCAATGACCAAATTTGCTTATCAAGTAATTGATGAACGTGAACAATTAGACAGTTAACTATATGGAATATTTTTTGGGTTCGGTAATAACATTAGCGTCCTTGTTTGTTTTTAACCAAATG